CTCGTGTGGTCAAGGGCGACGTATTCACCATTGCCGGTGTGTACGATGTCAACCCGGTCACCAAGGCAACCCTGCCGATCCTTAAGCAGTTCGTTGTTGTCAACAACGGCTCTTCGGACGGCTCGGGCAACCTGACCCTGACCATTTCTCCGCAGATCATCACGTCGGGCGCGTTCCAGACCGTTTCGGCGGCTCCTGCGGACAACGCGGCGATGACCTTCGTGGGCACGGCAAACACCGGCTACACCAACAACCTGTTCTTCCACAAGAACGCCTTTGCGCTCTGCACCGTTCCGATGGTGAAGCCGCCGGGCGCCGTGGATTGCTCGCGTCAGAGCAAGAACGGTCTGTCGGTGCGCGTGATCCCGTTCTACGACGGCACGAACGACAAGAGCACCTGGCGTCTGGACGTGCTCTACGGCGTCAAGACCATCGACCCGCGCCTCGCGGTTCGCGTGTCCGGCACCTAACACACAGGGGGAGGGCTTCGGCCCTCCCTTTTTCTTTTAGGAGCCGCAATGTCCAAGACGCGCGCTGAACTCATCGATCAGGCTTTGATCAACCTTGGTGTCATTGCCGAGGGGCAGTCGATTGAGGCCGACCTTGTCGATAAAATGGACAAGGTGGTTGACCCGGCATGTGCCCAGCTTTCCCAGCTTGATATTTACTACGTTCAGGACGCGGGAGAGATCGGCCCCACGGGCGGCGAGATCGAAGACAGCGCGTTCCTGTCGCTTGCAGCCTATATCGCCAATGCTGCGTGCGCATCATTCAATCTTCCGGCAGACACCAAGCTTATGGCGCTTTCGCAGATCGCGGAGGCGACGCTGACTACACTCTCGCGCCCCGCAAGAACGCGGCGAACGCTGCGCATTGACCCGGCTGTGGCTCCCATACGGATGTACTATTGGGGCCGCACTTGAAGTCAAAGATTCCGTTTCCAGTTCAGACCGCTCCCGGCGCACAGTCGCTGGAGGGCGGCGGAAGAATTGTAAATGGGTACGTCGAAGAACTAGGCGACGGCGCGGCCAACAAGACGGCAATCCGCAGAGGGCCGGGACTCAAGACATGGGGCACGACCTCTCAGACTGGGTTTCGAGGATCTACCCTGGTCAATGGCGTGCTGTATGCGGCGTTCAGCGGCAAGCTTGAAAAGTTCTCCAGTGCTGGCGGCGCGTCCACCAACGTAGGAAACCTGGCCGGCACTAAGCGCGGATTCTTCGCCGCAAACAACAATACGACGCCAGATAAGGTTTTCGTTGACCCTGACGGAAACATAGCGACGTTCACGCCGAGCGCAGTCACGAGCGGTTATCCTGACCCAGACCTTCCAGCAGTCAATTCGGTTGATACCCTGGATGGCTATCTGGTGTTCACCACGGGTGATGGCCGGGCGTTTGCAACCGATCTGAACTCTACCGCAGTCAACGCGCTGTCATTCGGCAAGGCTGAAGCCAGACCTGATGGGCTTGTGCGTGGCGTGGCGTGGGGCGGGCGTATGTTGTTCTTTGGAACGGCAACGACCGAGGTGTGGACAGACGCGGGCACGATACCATTTCCGCTGGCGCGCAACACGGTTATTCCGCGCGGACTGCTGGGGCCTTACTGTGTCGCGGGACATGAAGATGGGTTTTCGCGCGGCCCGATCTTCGTTGGCGACGATTGCGGCGTTTACAAGCTGGACGGCTACACGCCGGTTAAAGTGTCGCCTTCTGATCTTGACGGTCTGATCGAGGCTGTCGCGGATAAGACGACGCTTGAGGCAACGGCGTTCATCTCGCGTGGCCATGCCTTCTGGCAATTGTCTTGTCCCGCGTGGACGTGGCGGCTGGATATTACGACCAGCCAATGGTCGCAGGCAGAAAGTCATCTCATTACGCGCAGCCGCGTCTCCGGCGCCATATCGGCTTACGGCAAATGGCTCACGGGCGACACGACCAGCGGCAACATTCGAGAAATATCTACATCGGCGCGTGACGAAACAGGCAACCCGCTTCGTCTACGTATCGAGAGCGGGCCAGTGATGAATTTCCCCGCCGGCCAAACTGTGGGTCGGGCGGATTTTTATTTCGCGACGGGCGTCGGTGAAGCGACGGGCGCCGATCCTATCGCGACCAATCCGTCTGTTGAGATTTCATGGTCGGACGATGGCGGCGTGACGTGGAGTATTCCTGTCATTCGCAAGCTTGGCCGGCAGGCGTCACCGCAGCAGCTTGTGTCGCTTGTTTCCTGCTCTGGGCGCACGCGATGGATGGGGCGGCGCTGGCGCATTGATATTTCCGATCCGGTCTATGCGTCGTTCCTCTATGGCACGCAGTCAGATGATCCGAGGGCCGTGTAAGTGGCTATCCGCAATCCTCCGATTGATGTTGTCGCTATCGATGCTGGAGGACGGTTCACAAAGGACTGGTACGACCGGTTCAAGTACCTCGATGCGTTACAGCCGCTCTCTGATGTGGATTTCACGGCAATAGAAGCCGAAATCGCGCTCAAGTCCGATACCACCAGGACGATCAATCCACAGACCGGGACGACATACACATTTGTTCTGACTGATAGCGGCAAGATATGCGAATTCGCAAACGCATCAGCAGTCACCGTAACTGTCCCGCCTAACTCGTCCGTGGCGTTTCCGGTTGGGACGCAGATAGAAGTCACGCAAACCGGCGCGGGAAAGGTGACGTTGGCACAGGGCTCCGGCGTCACGATTACATCGCTGGCGAGCTACAAAGCCATTGCTGGTCAATACGCGAGCGCGACGCTTTACAAGCGCGCGACAGACACATGGCAGCTTAGCGGAAGCCTGATCGCGTGAGCCACTTCGGTCTTGGCCTGATTGCAGGGCAGGGAACGCCGGGTAACGATAGCTTCGTAAAGGCGCTTTTGCACTTCGATGGTGCAAACGGTAGCACGACTTTCACAGATGTGAACGCGGCGGGTGTTGCGAACACTTGGGCAGCAGGGACAACACAGCAACTAACCACTTCCGATTTTAAATTCGGAGGGTCTTCGCTTTACGCAAATGGCGGGATCATTGGCATCAGCACGTCGGCAAAAGCCGCGCTGGCTGTTGGCACAAGTGATTTCACCATTGATTTTTGGTTCAACAATAACGGCGGCTCCGCTTCTGGAGCTACCGGTATGGCCGGATACGGATCGAGCACAAATTTCCCGTCGAATTGGGGCTGGAGTATCGGGCGCGACCACCTTACCGGGACCGCCAATTTCCAAATATCGGATGGCACCAATGTTTTTGGAAACAGCAGCTCGGCAACTGTAAATACCGGCTGGCACCACATTGCTGTCTCGCGCGCTTCCGGCACGATTCGCTTCTTTATCGACGGGATTTTGCAGTTCTCCTTCTCGGCACCGAATGCGCCGCCGTCGTTGGGCTCTTTGAAAATCCTCGCGGGCGTAAGCAGCACAAGTCTAGGCACCTGGCTGATTGACGAGTTCAGATACTCAATAGGCATCGCCCGCTGGACAGCGAACTTCACGCCACCAACATCGGCGTACACTTAAGGACATCCCATGGGTCTTTTCTCCGATCTCTTTTCCACCAAGCCAGCAGAGGAGGCCGCAGCCGCAAAGGCTGCCGGCTATGCGACTGGAAAAACAGACGCGAATGCTGCGCTTGATGCGGGTCTGGCCCAAGCCAATCCGCTTTATAAGCAGGCCTATGGCGACTTTAGCTCGCTCGCTGGCAAATTCGGTGCTGGCCAGGACACCTATAATGACGCGACTGGTGTTAATGGAGCGGATGGCGTCGCGCGGGCCGCTTCTATCTTCAAGTCCTTGCCGGGGTATTCTGGCGGTTTGACCACGGGCATTGACGCAGTGAATCGCGGCGCGGCGGCTCGCGGTGATCTCGGCGGGGGCAACACCGTTGCCGATACGATCAAACAAATTCGCGAGCGACTATGACGCGAACAAGTACGGCAACTTTCTCTCCGCGCTTGCCCCTAATCTCAGCGGGGCTACTGCTGCGACCAGCGGCGGCGCGGGCGTGCTCGGGGCACAAGCTGGCACGGCAACCGGCGTCGCAGGGCAGAAGGCCGGTTATGACTGGAACGCAGCGACAGGGACCGGCAACGCGAACGCCGACGCTGCTCTTGCGCCGTACTCTGCATCGCAGAACTTCTGGAGCGCGCTTATGGGCGGCGCGAACCTTCTTGGCAAGGCTACCGGTATTGGTGGCTGGGCTCCGTCCGGCAGGGTGGCTTAACATATGGCAAACGGCTTCCAGGGCCCTCCGGCATTCGACTTCTATTCTACGCTCTCGGGCTTGGGCGATACGCTACAGGCCAACCAGAAGAAAGCAGCCCTGCAAGAGGCGCTGACCGGACAGGCTCCGTCTGGCAACTTCCTCAGTCAGTTGGGGGGCAGGATCAGCGGCGCCGTATCGTCTTTGACGGGCGGAGAGCCTGCACCGACGCCTGCGCCTACACCCGCTCCGTCATCGCCTGCGGCTGCGCCTGGTGGCCCTGACCTTCAGGCCGCTATTCCGCGCTTGATCCGCGCTGGTTACACGGATGAGGCTGCGAAGCTCGCCACGATTCAGAAGGCACTCTCTCCCGAGTCGTCCGCCGACTTGCAAGCCTATAATCTTTATCAGAAACAGGAAATTGCTGCCGGTAGAACGCCGATGCCGTTCCTGCCGTTCAAGACGAAGCTGGCGGAGGCTGGCGCAACGCGCGTTAACAACAGCACCAGCGTGACGAACTCGGGAGAGAAAGAGTTCGATAAGGCTGTCGGCAAGGATTACGGCGAGACGTTCGTTGGCATCAATAAGGCAGCCCGCGACTCGGTCGGTGCTCTTAATAACCTCAGTCTAATGGAAAAGATCACCAGCGACCCAAATTTCTACTCCGGCGCCGGCGGCGAGGCGGTCACAAAGGCAAAGCAGCTCGCAGCGTCACTCGGAATCGCGGACGCAGCGACCGCTGCTCC